ATCAACACTTCCATCGTTTAAGGGCTGCCTTGGCACGTTCGCCATCTTTGGCGTTTGCGGCTACTGCGCCCATTCTTGCACAAAATGAATCCTTGCGGCCTTGGTCTGCTTTGGTTTTGGGATTTGGTGCTGGCGCTTTTAGATTGCTACCAGTTTCACGATTGTACTTTTCACGCCCTTTGGCGGTCAGTCCTGCGCCCTTGGACACTGGAAGTTTTTCGCCTCGACCTACTGACAAAGAAACAGTTTTTTTCATGCTCCCATCCAAGAAGTATGCATTGCGCTGCCTTGTGAATTTACACGGCGACTAGGCTCAGTGTATTCGCGATGCGCCACAGGAAAAGCAAAAGTGACAGCAATAGCGTCGGCAGCATCTGGTGAAGCTAACCCCCGTGCTTTCATATCTTTTTTGCTTTCCAAGAAGATTGTTCCGCGTGAATCAGGCTTCATCATAGGCGAAATCAGATCAGTTTTCAAGAACCTATCGTTCGGGATACTAGCAGATTTCAACCATTCACGCATCTCACCCCACATCTGCGCCCTCATATTGCCATACATAATCGGGTTTTTAGCCTTATTACCAAAGTTCACGCCCTTTATTTTGTAGCGTTGCTCTTTGAGCCGGTCCACGATGCCGGCGCCTAGCCCGCCTTCGTCGATCACGACCAGCGTAGGCTTGAATTCATCAATTGCTTCGATTACATGCCCGACCACCGTCATGGTGTCGTCGCCTCGGTGGCGCATGATCTTTACAATATCTCTACCTTGCCGCACCGCGATCACCGTAGCGTCTGCCCCAAACCGCGCGGGGTCCACGCCGATCACTATCGGCGCTGATTGATCTTGGTACTTAGTTCGTTTCATGGCGTCGTCCACTACGCTCGACGATATAAACTGGTCATCGCCCGCGTTGGGGAACATGCCGTACACCTCAACGTGCGCTTGCGCCGAGTCGGGGCCGTATTCGTCAATGATTCGGTTGTAAACCGCTTTGTCCGTTCCCTCGACCGTGCGCGCGTCCACCACCTTAGATTTCCAAAACTCGCGTTTGGAATTAAAGGCTTCGTAGAAATATCCAGTATTGCGGCGCGGATTTGAGAACGCCAACCAAAAACGGTTTGGTGTGTTCTCGGTAAAGAATCCACCCGTCACCGCCCAGATCGAATCGTCAATACCGCTTGCCTCATCAAATATCACCAGCACCCCGTCAAAGTTGTGCACACCCGCGTATGCGTCGGGATTCTCCGCTGACCACAGTCGCCCCTCGACGCCCCAGTACCTTGTGCCCTTTTTCAAATCCCGCTCGACCAGTTCGGTTAGCCATTTGGCCGGCATGACGCGGGTTGCCGAGACTTCAAACCAATGGCTGTTTATCGACATTGCCAGCCACTTAGTAATCTCGGCCCAGGTGATTGATCGCAGTTGAGATTCAGAGTTTGCCGAGATGATAGTCGTCGAGCCAATTCGCGTGGACGCCATCCAGATTGTGATCCAACTGACCAGCGCCGACTTGCCAATACCACGACCGGACGAGATCGCCTCTTGCAATACGTCGTAGTCCAGTTTGCCTTGGTTAGTCCTAATGTGTTCGGCCAAATCGAGCAGCACCTCGCGCTGCCATTTGCGCGGTCCGTCAAAGTTTTCCAGTGGCGTGCCCTTGACGCCCCACGGGAAAGAGAGCATCACAAACGCCAGCGGGTTGTCTTTGATCTGCGGCGACCACAACCGCGCCATCAGTTCTTGTTCGTCTTCAGCGCTGTAGATGGTGCTCTGCATTTAACGCTTTTTGGTCATGTGTTCTTTTAGCGCGTCCAACAATTCCAGTTGGTGCTTCGAGTAACCCATTGCATCATTGACCTCTTTAGGCCATTGTCCAACCGTATACCCACGCAAAGCAGAATCGGTAGCGTTCTTAATAGCGTCTTTTTCCGAACGCCCCTCTTTTAAGGTTGCCTCGTAATCCAAAGCCTCACGCCTCAAAACATCCAGTTGCTGTGGAGTCCACATCTCTTGCAATTTCCCACTGACATGTTGTGCCATAGGATCAATATGCAGTAACTCCGCGGCTAAGTCATGGTGCGTAAAAGCATCTGGCCTTCTAACTTCAATCCCCACCCTGTCCATAGGAATCATAGAAGGGCGAGTATCTTCCCCAAACATGCCAGGCAAGCCCGACTCACCGACAGGCCAAGTCTCCGCATACCCATATCCCGTACCAGTAGTCACTATAGGATCATGCAACCCCACAAACGGATACGCTTCTTTAGCTTTTTGTAAAAGATTAGTCGTGTACGGGTTAGCGTCAGAAACACCAAGCTGATTTACAACGTCTGCTGGCGCTAAGTTATTTACTGGCATATTGCATCTCTTTTATTTCAAGTCGTGGACTTGGTTCATGTGCGATGACATCAATGACCCGCGACTCCGCGTCGCGCAGCGCCTGCGTGATCGAGATGCGCTGATCTACGTCGATGCTGATAGATTGCTTGGCCACCCAACCGTGGACATTTTGCAAAATAGCTAGTGCGGCTTTGGCGTCGCCTTCGGTCGCTGCCTTGTGCAAGCACATGGACATATCCCGTTCGCCGTCAGCTTTGCCTTTCATCTCGGCCATCTCAGCAATGGGATCAAGTTGGCACAGTTGTCGGTATTCGGTTGGCAGCAATCCAGCCGCTAACGCTAAGGCGTCGCCTTTCAATCCGAGTTTGGCCGCGTCGTATATGCGTTGTAGGCGACTCTCGGTCGCTTCAATCTTACGCGCGGTAAATGGCAGGCTTTGAAACATATGCCGAATATACCAAAAAATAAAAATAAAAATAAAAAAAATTTGTGCACGAACCCTCCGACGCTAGAGGCCCATTGCGCGGGACCTACCCCCTCCCCTCGATCCGATGAATCCGGCCAGTTGGACCGTGCGGCCATGTCGGCGCGCGGCCGTCGGCCGGCCGGCCAGCGGCCAGGCAGGCGCGCGGCCAGGCAGGCAGGCAGGCGCCGGCCGTGTGGACAATGTGGACAATGTGGACCATGCGGCGCGAGTCGCTGGCCAGCATAATAAAAACACTGTGTTTTTATACATGTAATACTTTTGAGGTGGGTCACGGCGAGCCCAATAGGCATGCGGGTTGCGAGAGGTAGGGCTGGAAAGCCCCTAGGCATGCGGGTTGTGACGTGGACAATTCGGCATTGTCCACAAAATTCGTTCAAAGTTTTACATGCGGCTAACAGCATGGTCGCCAAATAATCACATATAACCCATAAGTATTACATTTATATTTTTCTTAGATATAACATAAAATCATTGTCCACATTGTCCACAAACCCTTAAGTCGCGCGCCATTGCTAGCGCTCGCGTGGACAATCTGGCCACAATTGCATAGTCCACAATTGATCCACATTGTCCACAACTACTTAGGGAAACTACCTAGAAAATAGTTCTTGACAATGTAAGGAATAGCCTTACAATACATATACCGACGCAAAATCGCGACGGCATCAACTAAACGAAAGTAAAAAATGTACTCTTCAATCTACAAAGCACGCAAAGCCACCGGTTATAAATTCGAGCTATTGATCCATAGTTTACCCAGCATCGCCGGCGACTCAGTAACCGCCGCCTACTACTACCAAACCAAGCACGAAGCTATTAAAGCCGCCGCGATACTCGGCGCGAAAGCCTGGAACTATTAAACACCGCCGGCCAGGCGCGACGCCTGGCCACAAAATAAACTACACGAAAGTAAACCATGAAATTCACACACAAAGAACTAGCGCAAATTGAAACCACCGTAAGCAAATTCGACACGATCGCTAGAACACTGGCCGAATATGATTCGACCGTCGTCGCCGACGTGCGCGCGCTGGCCTACATCGTCGCCGAGCTCCGCACGACGGCCGGCTTTATGGCCGACGACGATCGCCAGGTGCAACAAGCCGGCATTGGCCGCGTGTTTAGCTTATTCGCTAACCTCCCACGTTAAACCCGACACGGCCGGCCACGCGCCGGCCACTAATAAATTAACCTAATCGAAAGTAAAAAATGCAAGTACACATGACACTAAAAAGCGCAAACGTAAAAACCGGACCGATACCGGTTAGCACTACCGCACGCGAGTCGTGCCCGTCAAATTGTGCCGTGCGCGACGCGTGTTATGCGGCCAGCGGCCCGCTCGCGCTCCACTGGGCCGCCGTGTCCAATGGCACGCGCGGGACCGACTGGGCCACGTTTACAAAATCAATCGCACAACTACCGGACGGCCAATTGTGGAGACACAATCAAGCCGGCGACTTACCCCAGCACAACGGGACAATCGACGCCGCGAAGCTCGGCCAGCTGGTCGCGGCCAATGCCGGCCGCCGTGGTTTCACTTATACGCATCACCGCGACGCCGCGTCGATCGACTGGGTACGCCATGCAAACGCGTGGGGCTTTACGGTTAACCTATCAGCGAACGACCTACACGACGCCGACGCGCTGGCCGCGCATAATGCCGGTCCGGTCGTCGTCGTGTTGCCCAGCACGCAAACTGAGAACACACGCACGCCGGCCGGCCGCGCCGTCGTCGTTTGCCCAGCTACACAACGCGACGACGTGTCGTGTGCGACGTGCCAGCTATGCGCGCGCCAGCGCTCCACAATCGTCGGGTTTCCCGCGCATGGCACGCGCAAACGTGTGATTGATATCAAGCTGGCCGCGTAAGCGCTCGACTGTATGCGGCCGCCACTGGCCGCATATGGGCGCGCACTATCGCACGCTATAACCTAAACGAAAGTAAAAACATGCAAAAAGTAATGAGAGCAAAGTATGCCGGCCGTTGTAGTCGGACCGGCGCGCCTATCCGGCCAGGCGATGAAATAGTATTCGACACGGCCACGCGTACCGCGTATATAACCTGCGAAGATGATATCGACACAATCACGTTAAACGACCAGGGCCGATACCGCACGTTTACACGTAACGCGCGCGGCCGCTGCGTCGACGCGCCATGCTGCGGATGCTGCACCATATGATCGATAAACCCGAAACCCTACGCGAAGCGCTCGAAGCGCTGATTTTCTACGCGGACCAGGCGGCGCCTGATTTGCCCGACACGGCCCGCATTGAAGGCCTAGCGTATGCATTGGACCGCGCGCGCGACGCGCTGGCCAGGGAGGCCACACAATGACCTATTACACGACGAAAGCCGCCGCGCAGGCGCTGGCCGATAGCTTGGCCATGCAGGATGCCGACGCCTGGCGTTATGAGGTCCAAGCCGGCGCGCGCGGGTTTTATGTGGCCGTATTTGATTTTGACAACTTTTTTTTGGGGAATCTATGAAAGACTATTTCGCTGCAGTATTAATCGCGGCGGCGCTCACTGTGTGCGCGCTGGCCTATTTTGACGTATTAATTAAATAAAGGGGAAATTATGCAAACGATAACAATAGGGAAAACACGCTACACCACTAACCGCGCGGATATATTCGCGCACCATGCCAAATGCACCGGCAAGCATAGGCGCGTTAAATCTAAGGGCGCCGAAAAAAGAGTTTATCCGATATTTATGGTTGGTATGAGCACGGCCGACTATGTGGGCGCCTATGAGCGGATAAACCCTGCGAAGCATCTACTGGCCTGGGACTGGGACCAGCTGCGCGAGCTGCCCTGCCTCGAGCCTGTCGGCGAAGACAGTTACAGCGAGGCGGCCGACAATGAATAACCTGCACCCAATATTCCAGCAAGCCCTTAAACCTTTCGCGCCGCCTGCCCTTAGTACTAGCAGCGAGCGCGTGACGGCCGCGCTGGTCCTAGCGCTTACGGCGCTGGATGCGAAAGCCGCGCAGCAGTGCGCCGACATGGCCGAAGAATTTGCGCAGGGTTTAACCGATGACCAGGTGGAGCAGTGCAAAGCCGCAGCTATGAAAGGGGCCGGCTTATGACGTTGACCGATTATTGTGCGATACCGCGCACCATGCACGAATGCGAAGCTGAGGGGTACACACGCGACCAAGTCTATGCGGCGGTAAAGCGCGGCGAGCTGGTCAATCAAAACCGGCATGACGCATGGGGCCGCATAAGGCGCGGCGCTGGCCTGTTTACTGTGGCCGATACTAAGCCGGCATTCGACGCCGGCGCGCTGGTGGAGGTGTGGCGATGATTCTGGCCGTACTAATCGCTGCTATACTGGCCGTGCTGTTAAATATTTAGCAGTTGCCAACAGTTTAAAGCCCCTGCAAAGGGGCTTTTTTTTTATCCTGTTTCAACTAGTCGGCGCAGGTCCGACTTTGCGACGTCCACCATATCAGGCGCGCAAAATATATGCTTCTTTGTGTCATAGTCGCGCGACTTTAAGCGGCCCATGTCCACCCAGCCGGCCTCTTTTAGCGCGTGCAATAGTGCGGGTTGCACGACTTTGACGCCCTGGGGTGCGGACCCCTGCAGCCGGTCGCATATTGAGTGAAAGGGCGAGCCAATGACGCCCCGCGCAAAGTCACCGGCACGGCGGCGCATTTGATCGACTAGGAACGACTCGGCCGAGCTCATGCCGTGCTCGACCATGATGGCCTTGGCCTCAGTCATTGGCGGCGCCGCGTTGGGATTCCACGCCGACACGTCACGCGTGTGCAAGTAATGCGCGACGGCCTCAAAACCGCCCCTGTGCTGGTACCAATTCCACAAGCTCACCGCCTGAGCCTCTGGCAGTTTAGACGCCTCGGCCCACACGCAAAACCAGCGGCGATCCTCTGAGGGGATCGATATGGCCACGCGCTCATTGGAGAATGCAACAACGAAAACACGGTTGAGCGCCATGTATGGGTGCAGGCCCTTACGGTTGACGGGTAAAAGCTCTGGTGGCGCGGCGATGATTGGTTTTAAGACGTTTTCTAATGCGCGTCTGTCCTTTGCCTCTGCCTGGCGAAGCTCTGCAATTTCCATCACTTCGCATTCGAGCGCGTAGCCCCATTGGCTAGTGAGGTCTTCATTCTTGACTAGCGAGCAATTGGTCTTGGCCTTGCCTCCGATGGCCCAAAAGAACGGCGCGAATAGTGTGTCTTTGCCTGAGCCATGATTGCCGCCCATGAGGATCGCGTGGTTGATCTTATGCCCTGGGAATTGAATTTTATGAGCGAGCGCGTTAAGTAGGTGCTCGCGCTCGAAGTCAATAGGGACCATGCGCTCGACATGTTTAAGCCAGAGCGACACGTCGCCCGCGAAGGGCTCCGGCCGCGCGTCGCGCCAGCGGTTACCGTAGACCAGACCATCGCGCGCGACTAGCATTAACTCGCCTGCAGCATAGGTTATGCCCACCAACGCCTTCGCGCCTTTGGCCTGTCTGTTCTCATCAAACGATACCGACGCTTCAATTTTGCGTTTGCTGTTATTGATCGACTTGCAATCGATATGACGAAACAATGCGTTGAAAGTACTGCGCGACAATTCGCGTCTGTCTTGCATGTCAAAGTAGGAATCGTCGTCTTGGATGTAGGCGAAGCGGTCCCACCACTCTGCCTTTTCGATCCTGCCGAGTTCCTTGCGCTCGACCTCTGCGACTATGCGAGCGGCCTCATCGGGATACTGCGCTGTGGGTGCAAGTTTAGACAACGTGGCCTCCATCGCCTGCACTAACAATTCCTCACGCAGGCCAGGCGCATGGGCTGGCCCGCCGTTGTCTGCGACCCATGTCAAAAACGACTTGGAATCGAAGTCAACGCAATGCGAGTGCAGGCAACAGTACGCACGGTTGGCCGGCATGTAACGGCCTTCGGGGTTGCCGTCGGTGTGCTCTGCGTTATTGGGGCAGACGATCCCCGCCCAGCCTTCTTGGTTGGGCCTGCTGAGTAGCATGCCCTGTTCTGACAACCACGCCATGACGTCGTCTGCGCCGTCGTCTGATAGGCGAATCGGGCGCAGGGTTAAGCTGTCGGCCTCTGCAGGCACGACGCCCAGCGCGTCGCATATGTCTGTCAATGTGTACTCGCGCTCAGGGTGGAACTCGACCAGTCGAGCGGCAAAGCTGTCGCGCCCAGGCTTGAGGTTGACCGAGTTGGGCAAGCGAAAGTTGCGTACTGCATTGCAAGCGCCTGGGTCGGTAAACCCTGCATCTGCAATCGCGCGAATGGCGGCGCTGAACTCGCCCTTGGTCGGTTGATCGCTGAATGCATAGCCCCATTGGAATGAGCCTTCCGAGGTCTCCATGATCCACGTCGGGTCGAGGGGCGGCGTCTTGGACTTGGTGCCGATGTCGTCGAGCATCATCACTAGGATGTACTCGCAATTGTCGGCGCGGGCTGAGACATGGCCCTCTGTGAAGCGGTCGATGATGAACGACGCTGTGTTGCCGTACCATGCTTGGCCTGCCTTAACGCCCTTACTTGGTAGGTACGCCGGCCATGTGCACTTGACTGCGCCGTCGGCGTGCAATTGAATCTGGCCGTCTTTCAACTGTGGTTTTTGCCTCACAATTAGAGCGGTTTCGCCATCTGGGGCTAAATTCGTGATAAATTCCAGAAATTCCAAAATGATTCTCCTTTAAGAGCCCGCCTGCAAGCGGGCTTTTTACTTACCGTATCTAGACATAATCGCCACCTCAGCGCCAAGAGGTAAACCCTCAGCCCATGCAGGTGGCGAGCACATCACACGTTCCAATTCGACTGCCATTTCCTCTGGCCGGTCGGTCTCTAAAACAATTTCATCATGCACATGCAGCACTACGTCATCGAGTTGGCGTAGCGCGTAACGCAACAGATCATTAGCTGTGGCCTGTGTAATGTTCTCACACGCCAAACCCTTCCAAAGCCTCGCCCGTGGCCACTCCTTTGCGTCTGCTGCCGGTTTCCATGCCGCCTTGGCGTAGGTCACGCCGTCGGTCTCCAGCTTGGCGAATGGATAACACAATACACGACCAGAAGGGAGAGCGTACCAAAGGTGCTGGCCATCATACATATAGGTAACCCGCCCCACGCTGAACTCGTGGCCTTTATTTCTCATGGCGCGGGTGTACGCCTCTTCGAGCTTTTGCCAGTAAGGCACCGACCAGGTATTCGCCCTGCGCCATGCGTCCACCATGCGTTTGGCGTCCGATTCGGGCAGGTGCACGCCGTAGACGCGGCCCATAGCGGCGAAGGCGCCGATGCCACCGGCAAAGCCACAGGCGAGCTCTTGGACCTTGCCGATCTGGCGTTGGCGGTCGTCTACTGCATCGACGGCCACGCCAAAGGTGGCCGACGCGTTGACCTTGTAAACGTCCTCACCCTTAGCAAAAATGGCCAGCTTGGCCTCGCCTGCTGGGCAGTTCGATAGCCACGGGTTAGCGCGCGCCTCGATGGACGACCAATCGGCAACGACTAAGTGTTTTCCCTTAGCGGGAATTAGTGCGGGCCGGAGCATTCCTTTAAGTACATCAGTAACACGCTTTCCAAATTTTGGAACAATTGAATGACCTCGGACCATTGCAGTTCTAACGTCTTCGGGGAATTGGGCGCACTTCCTAGTGAAATTATGAACTTGGGCTCCGTAGCTGCTGGCACGGCCCGTGGCAGACCCTCCAGCAAATACGAAGGCACCGCGCACCCTGTGATCTTCAACGTCTGCGAGGCTTGCAAGGCGGCTGAACTTCGCAACTGAAGACGCCCATAGATCATCCGCGCATTGGATGACCTCGGCAACAGCGGGCGGTATCTCATCTGGGTTCTCCATCGCAAGCAGGTTAGCCCGCACGGTCTTGTCAATCGAGTATTTTTTCTCGCCGTCCTTGTACGAC